TAAAGGGCCACTCAAATTCAGATTGATTTATATACCTAATAGATGCATTAACTGCGTCCTTTGCATGTGCGTAAAAACCCGTTGCACTCGCAAAGTTTGTAGAAGTTAATTCAACTTCATTCAAACGCCGATTTACTTGATTAACTAATTGTAAAAATGTTGTAGCCATTTAGGTTTCCTTAAACAAAGTGAGGGGGCAAGTTGCCCTGCCCCTTCACATTATGTTATGCGAGTGTATCACGGTCAACTTCATCAGCAGTCATTGCGCCAATGTCGCTAACGTCTAGTAAACTTGCGTAGACACGCAACTTACCTGCGGTGAAAGAACCACCAGAACCAGCTAGTGTTACATCCAAAGTATCTGATGAAGTGATAACAATATCACCAGCAACAGTAGCACTAGGAGCGTAAGCACCATCTGATGCGCCATCAATATCAAAAGCTGCAACGTACTCGTTATCGTCAACAGCAGTTCCAAGGATAGCAGTAGCATCTGTTCCTGAATTCATGGTAGCACTAGTTACAACCTGAAGACCAGCAGCAATAATTTTAGTATTAGCTGGAATAGTAAGTGCTTGAACAACATCACCGGGAGCAATACTATTAGCCGTTAGGTCAATAGTTTGTTGCACATAGTAAGGCTGTCTACCACGGGCAGAGTTTCCGTGTGCAGGAGCAAGAGTAGCAGTAATTGTAGCCATAGTTCAATCCTCCCTTACACTAAGCAGAACCGGGCATTAACAAGAGCCTCTGGTCGGAGAATCTTGCGCCCATACAAATGCATACCACGAACAATATCAGCAAAGCTGTCAGGGTCACGATATGTCTCAGTCTTGTTGATTTGCTCTGCAGTAGCAACAGCAGATGAATGTCCACCAACAATCACACCGAAGTTAGAAGAGTTCGTGCCACCTGTGGTAGCAGAGCCTGTTCCAATTTCTGGCAGGTTGTTTGAAACATACACTTGGAAGCCGTGCAGATTATTAACAACAAGTCCGTTACGAAGTCCACCAGACTCACCGTAGTCTTGATTCAGAAGTTTTGAATCTTCGTCCTTCAAGATCTCCAAGAAGACTGGGTTAACAACGAGCCAGCGGCCTTGCGTATCAACATTTTGCTGGTCTAGCTTACGAGCCATACGAGCAATAATCATGGTTGGGTTAGCGTTACCTGAACCCGGCACTGCAGAAGCACCCGGTAGGCGTGGCTGAATACCAATACCATTATTTGCTGATCCACCAAAGTCATTGGCGTCAACTTGCATTTCAGCCAACAGTTCGTTAGATCCTGCTGTTGAAACTGCTTTCGATCCATTCACAGTCGTATTTGCTGTGTCAGCAACACTGTGAAGAGATGATTGCTTAAAGCCACACATATAACCAAGAACGTCTTGGTCAAACTGATCGGCTAGGCGATACGCAGCACGGTCACTTGCCAAGGCTTGGAAGTTAACGTGTGAGTGCGCCTCTTCAATGTCATCAACCTTAAATGCAAAGTAGTTAGCTTTGTCAATTGTTAGGTTGAAGTCTTCGTCATCAAGGTCTTGCGGGGTAATAGTCGTACCACGTGCATACGCCTTGACGGTGATTTCGGGTTCCTTGATAATCTTAACGGAATCCCCCATTTGAGCAATCTCACCAAAGTAGTCGTTATTGGTGATAGCTTCAGCAACAGCACTCTTGCGGAAAGCAAGCTGCACCTGTTTGCTGTAAATAATTGGGGAGAAATTACCGTTGGGAAGATTACCATATCCCGATGCGGTAGTAAATGCCATTTTAAATTCTCCTTATTAGCATTTTACAGATGCAAACTAAACAGACTAATCAGGGGCTGATTTGTTTGGGTGCGTATTCTAGCAGGATGGCCTTCCTACTATTCAACGGGCCATACTCGTCAGGTAAACCGTAAGACTTGCATTGTTTGCTGATAGTGTGTAACTATGGTGCGCAATATAGTTACACTAATCTGACTATAGTTATATACATAAATAACTATTTGTCAATACTTTTTTATCTAGCAGAGCCAGATATATCATAGATAAACTTACCGCTACGAATAGCTTCCATGATTTCGTCAGAATGTTTTTCATACTGCTGTGCAGACATTTTCTGTACTTCTGACTCTTTTAAATACGTAGATTTCTCATCTTCTTGAGGTTTGCTACGAGAGTTCTTTGTGTTTACAGATTTAGCTGCCGCTTTGTCTGACTTGGGTTTTTCTTTACTTATGCCCATGTCAGCTTTATATAAGTCAATGGCTCTAGCAGCAGAACGTGCGTCATTGTCATTGTCATATAGTGCGTCTTGTACCCATTTAGGTTGTTCTTCAGCCCAGTTATGGAACTCATCACTATCGCGTATCTCACCGAAATCAGGATGCATACGCATTAGTTCTGCTTCAGCTTTTTCTTTTGAAGCACTAGACTGCAACTCATCAATTGCTTTCATGCGTTCTTCTAGAGCAGTGGATTGCTCACGTGCTTTTTTCATAGCAATTGTTTCAACGATAGCTGCCACGTCTGGATATTCTTTTGCCCATGTTTCAATGTCTTCATCAGACTTAGGCAGTTTCATTTCTTTCTGTGCAGCTTGGCTAAGTTGAGATTTAAGAGTTTCAATCTCTTTCTTAAAATCTTCAGCCTGTTGCTGTTGATGTCTACGCAGATCAGAGTAACGCTTTTTAAATGTTTTTTCTTCTGCGTTAGTAGGTTCAGCTTCTTCTGGTTCAGTGATAGCTTCTTGTTCTACCTCACCCTTCTGTTCCTTCACCAACTGTTCTAGTTCTTCTTCTTCCATTTTGCGTTTTTCTTCGTTAGTATATTTACGATTTGCAAACGCAACTTTCTTTTGTGGCTTCATTTCTTCAGCCATAATAGCTTGTTCTGCCATTGTACTTCTCCTCGTTGGGGCCAACCGTAGCCACGGGGTGGGGGATTAGGTAGCCAACATATTGTGGATTATTTTTTAGAAGCTAATCCACTACGCTCCGGGGCCATCATCAAGACCCGCTCCATAGCCGTTGCCGCTATCTTCGCTTGCATCGCCGCCGCTTTGGCTACCGCCGCCATCGCCGCCAGACATATCTTGTCCTTCAAATCCAATAGCACCTTCTGGTTCATCAAAGAAGTCAGAAAACTGCTGATCATTGTATGCAGAAAGTGCAGACTTTTCAGAGTCGCTAAGATTTTGGCCTGCCTCAACCATAGTATCACCTTCATCTCTGTCGTCTCTAACATCAGCATAAATAGATTCGCCTAATTTATCTAAGCCTTTTGCTAAGTCGTCTGATATTCTATTACCGTCATTATCTACAAAAACCTGTTTTGAGCCATCATATGTGACTGAACCATTTGCTAATGCTTCAGATAAATTTCCTGCGGCCTGATAATCTTTTGCTAAATCACCAGTAACGTCATTTCTAATTTTATTATAATCTGTAGCCGCAATACGAACCTTGTGTGCGCCAACTGTTCCACCTTTAACACTAATTCTAGCTACTCCATCTTCTGGTATTCCCGGTCCATCTTTAGAAAGCATATCTCTATAAAAAGATGCTATTGATACAGGGTTAGGAACAAATCCGGGTATGTCAAACTCTACGTTAAAGACGGTAGCACCTTCTACTCGCCTACTTGGGCCTGCAAATCTACTAAACGGTATGCCTATACCTGTAGGTTTACCTACTGCTGTTCCACCTAATGGAATTGAAGCGCCTAAATTTGGATCAATATCTTTGTCATCACCCGGCTGATCCACTACTCTTGTTGTTTCTACTCTTTGTTGCGTAGGAGTGGTTGTAGTTTTAACTTCCTCTGTAAGCCCCATATCTGCAGGAGTTACTTTTGTACCCGGATTAGCTGGATCTTCAAAACTACCATCAGGGAACTTTTTAAGAACTTTAGCCTGACCATTTTCATCATAGAATGTTACCATTGTAAAATCTACACCCGGAATGTTTTTACCAACAAAGTCACTAAACGTAGGAACAACAGGATCTACAGCAGTTTTAGGTGTAACAGCACCCTCTGCAGCACCAGCTACTTGAAACTGGGTTTGGCCTGATTGGAAAGGCTGCACTGGTTGTGGACCTGAAAAACCTGTAGTAACTGGCGGTGGTGGAACAAATCCACCTATTGTTGGCGGCGTATAATTTGTGCCACCTTGCTGCATTTTAACTACACCGCCTTGAGCCATATTATACTCGTTATCGTCTTCAATGTCAAGGTCATACATGTCAAAAGGTAAATCATCTGGCATTGTAGCTTCTTCGCTGTTGCCCATCTGCCCCATAGCTTCCATAGCTGCCAGCCCCATTTTGGCTTCTTGACGTAACCGCATAAGTTTTTCAAGGCCAATATAACGCACTACGTCTGCAGGAAACACAAACTCGCCTTCACTAAGTTGTGCAGGAATGTCATCACGTACTTCTTCTTTGGTAGAACCGGGTGGTACACTATTACCAGATACAGGATCTACAGAACCGCCCTCTTCTGCAAGACCACCTTCATTCATGCCAGAGGCTGTTGCAGCAGTTTTCATATCAATAAAAGCATCAAAAAGAGCCGCCATTTCTTCGCCACTCATTAGATCTTTGCCAATAGATTTATTGTAGCTATTAGCTATTTCATTAAAATCAAATATCGTAACATCCACTTTTTCAGGACTTACCAAAGCACCACTGTTAAAACCACGTTCTACTGGCTCAAACATTTCCATTTGTTTTGCTATTCCACCCTTTTTCATGGATATTACCCCGCCTCTGTTTTTCATAAATTCTGGTTCGCCTTCAGTCAAACCGCCGAAGATACCTTTTGCTTGATCTGCTTCTAATAGCATGTAACTGTCTTGTGCTTGATCGCTAACATCGTCAAGAGAATATTTATCTATACCCTCATACTCGTTTTTATAAACAAAAGAATCATAACCGTGTTTGTTTGCGACCCCTTTAAGTGTACTAAACCACTGCAGTCTATCTTCTCGTTTATTTATAGTGTCTAAACCAATACGTCTTGCACGTGATGCTTCTAATATTAAATCTTCCCATAAATCTGGATCAACACCTGCTCTCATTGCATCAGGTGACATTATGTATGTTTTTCCGTCTGCTTTTACTCTAGGTGCTTTTTTTAATAGTGCGGAGTCGGCAGAATCCCCTTTTAAAAAAGCCATAATTTGTCTGTCAGAAGAATCTACAGATAAATTAGCTAACCAATTACTTGGCATTTTAAAAGAACTTAAATCAACTATACGAGCAGGTTTTAAGTTTGCTTTTAAGACCATGGGTAAAATACGCTCACCTTCAGCCAGTTGTTCTCTTACTTCTTTAAAAGGACTATTTGAAGAACCTCTTGCTGACGCTTGTTTTGCCGTGCCTACATGAAAACCTATATCATCTAAACCTTTACCTACGACATCAGCAGTATCATAATCTTTTTTGGTTAAATGAAATACACGAGAGTCTGGGTCTTTTAAATTGTAGTTACGTAACTTTCTTAGACTTCGGCCTGCAGCATCTCCAACAGCAGGCACAATACCTAAAACACCTGCAGCCGCTTCAACAGCAGCACCTATGTAATCTCCTTCTTGTATAGCATCGCCAGTTCTTTTTGCAGACAATACTTCACCCACTCCGGGTAAAGACTCCGCACCAAACTGAAGCATTTCTTTTAAAGCTGCACTACCTTCTTTCTTTTGTCTTTCCGCACCTTTAGTTCTTCTTTGTGGATGATTCGCCATTAATAGCGTCCCTTAAATTTTGAATGTTGCGTAACACCGCAATCGCCCCCTGCGCACGATGCATTAATACTGTGCTATCGCCTTGTTCTAATGTACGATGTTGTTGGTCAATCAACACATCTAAGTATTTATTGAAGTTGTCCCATTGGCGGCTGTTGCTGACCAGCGGCTTGAGTTTGCTGAGTAGTTCCTTGTTGTTCGTCATTCCTTGCACTAAATCCTTGTTCACCCGGCACTGGTGCTTGTCCCGTGCCTATATTACCGCCACCTGCTCCTGTTGGGTCCATAGCGTCAGCACCTGCTGGTGGTGTCATACCACCTTGCTCTTGTTGCATTGGTGCTTGGAAGCCCTTCATAATTTCTGCTTGCAGTGCAGCTTCATCCATATTGTTGGTAACTTTGTCGGGGTCTAGGTCCATAGACTTTGCAATCTCACGGATTACATATTGGAACTTAGCAAAGGGTGCGAGTGCAGGAGTACTT